AAGCCCGGGTTAGTTGCCGAGTCCACTGCCGAAGTTGGTTTGACAATGACAGTTGTCTTGGTGCCGACGAGTGGAGCAAGAGTTGCATAAGTGGCGCTTGCTTCGTAGCTCAAAAACAGGGTCAGGGTACATTCATTATCCTCGAGACCAGCCGTGAAAGTGTTTGAAGTATTTCCGAAAACCGTGTCAGATAGAGCCGTAACAGTGCGATTCAAGACGGCGCTTGTGCACCAGCCCGTCAGCGCGGTGCCGCCAAGTGTGACTGTCGGTGATGAGAGGATTGTGGAAGTGGCCATGTGAGTTACTCCTTGGAAGTGTTGGATTTAGTTTGACACATAATGAGACCGAGAGTGTGGATTAGGCAGTCTGCACGACAGTCGTTACCGACAGCTCATAAGCAGGAAGCGTCGAGCCACCGATATCTAGGTTGGTTGGGCGTCCAGAGACCACGCCGATATTGAGCGCGTAGATCTGGGCAAGGATATTGAGCAGGCTCTTTTGGGCGTCAAGGTTGCCCGGGCCTAGCGTAATGATCTGGAGTGTAAAGTTGAGTTTTGCGACATTGTAGTTATAGCCGTCTATTGAGTCGATATTGACGAAACAGGAAGGCGGAGTGATGTTGCGTGGGTCATTATTTATTTGGAGACCGCTCACCGTTGAGAGCTTCGCAACTAGATCATCGAAGCCTTCGTTGAATAAATCCGTGTAATTAGGTACAGGCATTAGGCGACCTGTGGGCGATCAATTCCGAGCAACTGGCGGATCATTCCGTTTAGACCCGAGACTGGAGTGACTCCCATGTTTTGGAATGAAGCAAATTGATCAATGGATCCGCGCTGGCGATATAGGGCTCCACCGTACATCTGGGTTCCTAGCAAGACATCTTGTGAAGGGACAGTCGTCAAGGAATCAATGTAGCCGCTTTCCATTCTGCGACGCCACGCAAATTGTGAGCATGCCGAAGCGCAAATAGTGAGGAACGCTGCATCAGCTGCGGTTGCTGTACCAATACCGAGCCAGTCCTCAAGCATCGCCGCAGTGACCCAAGTGCAAGTCTGGGTAAGTGTCAGCGTGCCAGAAGCGGCAGTCCGAGCAACATCAGAAGCGGTCTTTGCGTAAAGCACCTGATTCGGAATAGTGACAAGCGGATCAAAGAGCAGATCACCTTCATCGTCCACGCCCATAAACGCATACTGCGGCAGAGCATAGACAATGTAAGTTCCGTTAAAGGTTGCATCAACATTCGTGATGACGACGCTGGCGCCAACTTCAATCTCGGCTTCTGTAAGAAGCTGTAAGACTGCGTAGTTGTCGGTGAGCTGTTTATGTGTGACCGTGTAGGCGGCCATAAAAGCCTCCTATCGGCTGGTTAGAAAGTCGCTTTGACGAACTTGGAAGCGTCAATCATCAAGGTTGCAAGATACCCTCTGAAGGCGATAGTCCTAGAAAGAGTAGAAGGTACATCCACGCTAATTGCGCCCTTCTGCTGCTCGAAGATCTCGTAGCCAGAAGCATCGCCAACGATGACGGTGTCTGTTGCAAAGTTGCGATCGACTACTACTTGAAGACCAAAGGCAACGCCGTTCGGCTGTCCTGGTAGCAAGTTGCCGAATGCGTTCATCGGCCCAACTGCTGGAAACAACGGTCTGTCTGATGTATCGGTGAGGCCGAGAAGATAGCCCCACATGTTTGGACTGACGAAAAGATGAGTTGGCAAGTTGCCGTTAGATCCTGAAAGGATTGTTTGTGCTGCGGATCCTACGAATGCGCTCCACTGTGCAGGGTTCGTTGCATCGTTTCCGAATGCTGCGGTAACTGTTGCACCTGTCTTCAAGTTGTCTGCCGCGACATTGTCAGTTTCATTTGCATAAATTCTGCCCATGTCATCGAGGACTAGCGAAATTATTTCTGGCGTACTCCAGTCGATTGATTGCTCGGACAAAGTCACATATCCACCGTATGTACCTTTTGTGACTTGGTTGTCTGTAACAACAAAAGTTCCTTGAGTGAGTGCAGTGTTTTCGGTTGATTGCACGCCGATTGAAGTGTGTGTCGTTACTTCTGGACGAATAAAAACTTTGCCGCCTTGTGGCATTGCTTTCGCGCCAATTGCGTCAATGACTGGACGACGACCGATGAAGTTGTTGTAGACAGGTTGAACGATTGGCAGTGGAAGTACACCGGGGATGTCGGTTGTAATGACATTCGGTGCAGCTGCTTGAATGCCTTCGCGCATTGCGTGAAACTGATCTCCGCCAACAAAGAATGCCGAAATATATTCGGCGGCTGTTGGCATGTGGAACTCACGCTTCGCGGAAGCGAAGATTGTTTGAGTTGCCTTTGATGCTTCGATGACTGCTGGGGCTTCGACTGTTTCGTTCATGGTTTCTGTCTCCTGTTGAGGTGCTTCTTGAATAGTAGTAACTTCTTCTTCTTCTGGGGTGGATGCTGCGACTTGCTGGATTGGTGCGTCAAAGGCTCCTCGAGCGACGAGTGAAAGTTCGCTCCACGATGCCGAAGTGACGATCATTGTTCCTTCTTTGTCGTACTTGAACTTGATTGGCTCTACGCCAACGGACACTTCTGGAAGGGCTCCGTCAGCTGCAAGAATTAAAGCTTCGTCTCCGTCGCGAGTGTTGGATACTTTCGCCACGAAGAGCATGCCTTCTGGAGTTTCTAGACGCTCGGTAACTGTGCCAATGACCTTGCTTGAGTCGTGGTACATCTGGAGAGTTGGTGCGCGTCCGTCCACTGGCAAAGACCCCGGGGCGAAGGCCACCATAGTCCCGTCGCTCACTTTTGCGGGAGTGTTATATCTGACCGCAATTCCCGAGATCGTGCGGCGTGGTGCTTCGCCTTCGGCGGCGTCAATTGTGAAAGATTCTGTAGTAAGTCTGATCATGGTTGGATCCTAGTTTTCTATAAGTGCGTCTTGAGGGATATCGGTTTCGTTCATTCGGTCGTCTGGCATGTCGCCGCCCATGTAAGCCTCTGCTAAGAAGTCGTCTGTGTCAAAGCAAACATAGGTTCCGCGAGGGAGCACATTGTCGGATGACAGTGTTTCGGTGATGCAGTCGGCAAGCGCTTTGCAAGCGTAAGTCCAAAGATCAATGCGCGACTGCTGGGATGACTGGTACGAGTAAGCACCGATTGAGACCGAGAGCAAGTAGGACGGTACGCCAAGGATGCGTCCAAGATCGCGTGCTGAATAATCAGCGGACTCGATCATCAGCATTTTGTCAGGTGTTGCCTGTGTAGGTACATACTCAAGGAACTCATTAAGCGCGGCAGTGTTGTTGCCGCTGGTGCGAGCCAAATTGAACTGCGCGGCAAGATCGCTCAACTCTTGGGCCGATAAAGGCTCACCGCCAGTCTGTTTCAGGTAGCCCGAAGGCAATACCGACTGGGACGCTCGAAGCCGTGACTCTTCTACGCGGAGTGCGATCTCTACAGCGCGCGCCCCAGTCGAGTTCAATGATTGCATTGGTGAGATGAATTGCACTAGATCGCGTGGGTCTAGCGTGATGCCATTGAAGACAACCTGCTTAGAAGGGCCGAAGAAGCACTCGCCTTGCTGATCAAGTGTCTGCACCATTGCCGCAGGTAGACGAGTGAACGATGCTGGGTAGCCGTCAGCGGTGCGCGATTCAATCATCCAAAAAGCTCTGCCCTCAAAAATTAGATCATCGACCGTCCATGAGATGATGAACTGGTTTGGGACGGACTGATCAATTCGCGACAGCCATGATCGAGGAGCAAGTGGGACTTCTTCCATTTCTTCGCCGTTCCACATTTCGCGGTACATCTCTAACTTCATTCCCGAGATTGTGTCGCAGATCAAGTCTCTACCGCGCACGATCACTGGGAGAGTCATCGCACGGGCTCTCCGTTGCCCTTGTTGCCAAGAGACGAACGAGCGCAAAGGAGAATACGACGAAGCGCCGACAGCCGCTTTGACAGACGGTTCTACAGACGCGACAAGTTCACGGGATTTTGAGAAGATAGCCATAACACATAATGACACATAACGAGTGGATCATGGTGGCACTCGCCCAGTCAGTTGCGGTATCCCGACGACAGGCAAGCAAGCGGACGAGTGCCGAGTTGATGCTAGTTGGCGATCAATATCATTGAAGGCTTTTGAGATTGACCCGGGCGTGCAGCTGCCGCAGCTCCCCAGATCATCGTGCGACACAACTCGATAGGGCCAGCCGACTTCTGCGACGACACCGCGATCGAGCCTTGAGTCCTGACCATGACCGCGCGACAGACATGCTCCGCAAGCATGGCTTCCCCAGTGTGAACTAGACGACCTTCACTAATCATGTTTCTTACTATGGGGGTGTATTGCAGAATCTCTTTGTATCCCATTACAACGCGCCGACGCTCAAAGACAGGCGGACAATGGGCGTCAATAGTTGGCGAGAAGATAAACTTGATCGCAGGATCAGCCGCCGCCAATGCCCCGACATGAGCCCACAATTCTTTAGCAGTTTCGGCAGTGAAAGCAACCGAGACACAAGTACGACCGTCGCCGAGCGCGACCGACTTGGTAGCGAAGTAGCGCGATTCATCCATTGATGCCTCGACCGAGATGACGCCGCCAGCAGGGATCGGGCCGTCGTACTCAAGGTCGGGCCATAGGTGAGTTTGGATCCAAGATTGGGTTGAAGCGATCCACATGTTGAGCGATGAGCGCAGGAAGTTGGAGCGGTCAGGATCTTTAGATTCGGCGCGCAGAGTTTCCATTGTCAGAGTGTGTCCGAGGGCTGGGTTGCCCCACGACCAAGAAGATTCCAACATTGGATCCACTGTGGGCGGTGGGCTGAATTCGCAGAAGTAGAAGTTGGAAGGATTGTTTGTGTCAATAAGTCGCAGTGCGTTCTCTCGATGCCTAATAAATAATGCGCTGGACTCGGTGCCAGCTGTGCTGAACATTGCTAGATGAGGAGACCTGCGGACGCGCTGGGTTGGAGCAAGTCCAGCCATTGTGATTTCGGAGATGTCAAAGATCTCATCCGCGCAAATTAGATCTACCGACATTCCGTGACCGATTGAAGGGTTTGCCGCGCGCACATACCAGCGAGATCCGTCTGGCATTGTCGCCGAGTTACGACCGAAAGACTTCATGATCTTCGCGCCGTAACGGTCTTCAAGGATTGGTGCGATCTCATCAAAGAGCAGACAAGCAAGACTCAAAGTGTGAGCTGTAGATAAGACAGTCTGCTTCGTGCCCCGGATCTTCGGCATCTCAATCAACCAAAATAATATAAGGCATTGGATAAGAAGTGTCTTCCCATTTTGTCGAGCCACCGAGCAAAGCGAAGATCTGTGCACAAGATCATCTTGTCCGTCTGGAGCATGGGTGAATCCCAAGGCGCGCTCAAGATAATGGAGTTGCCAAGGCATGAGCTGCACATGAAGTAGTTCAGAAGCCATGTCCCCCACAAGGCCAGCCCATGAGCCGTCGCAGTCTGGCACGATCGTCTCGAGTCTTGGCTGGTCGTGGCTAGTTACCGCTGGTTCAGGCTGGTCAAGGCTAGTTGGGAGAGATACAAGCA